CTTTAAAGTCGAGATATGTTTACAGGGACAACGCCAAATGAGGTCAGACTGCTTCTGCAGGATCTGATGACCGGCATCAAAACGAGGACGTTTTCATCGGTTGCTCCGGAAACTATTCTGTTGACAAGATCATGTCAAAGATGGGATACCGTGTTCACTCGAACGATGTATCACTTTACTCGAAACTCATTTCAGACATTCTGCTTGGAACGGACACACCGGTTAAGGTCAAAAATCAGGACCTGGTACCGGTGTTCGCGTCTTGGCCTGAAACGAAATACAAGAAGCTCATTCAGGTAATGTTCGCAATCAAGGTGTCGAAATACGCTCCACAGAAGAATGACTTTCAGAGAGTGTTCTATGACGCATACCTCAGAGAATCAGGTAAGTACTACGAAACGACTGTTGCCAAGCTGGAGAAGGGAGCCCTTGACTTCCAGATAAGTAGCTTTTCGTTTTGTGATTTTATTGAATTCCTGAAAAATAAAAAAGGCACGGGCGTGGGAATTTCCTTCCCCCCGACATACAAGGCCGGGTACGAGAAGATATTTGAGTTCGTTGAAGAGAGCTTTGAGTATGAACGGGCCAGGTACCAGATGTTTGATCCCAAGAACGCCGGAACGATCTTCAAGGGGCTACTTGAGGAGGACGAGAATGTGTTCTACAGCGACAGGAAGTGGCCTGAGTTGATAGATTACCTGGCAGGGGTGGTCAATCTGGGACAGGGGAAGCATGATGTGTACATCTATTCGTCCCTGAAGCGCCGGGAGAACTACTATTTCGGGAAGGACCCAAAACAGGTCCATTCGAACATTCTGATCATGCCAAAGGAGTATGAGTTCAGCAAGAAATCAGAGATCACAATGAAGCTGTGCAGCGTTGACGAGATCAACTATTTCAAGGCGTTCTACATGGCAAACAAGGTTAACTATACGACCGGGGGAGACTATGGAATGGCATTTTACGCCGATGGTAAGGCGTTTGGCTTTGCATCGTTTAGCGCCCGGTTGTCAACTCTGGAACAGATGTTCATTCAGAGTGACTTTGTGGTAAACTCAGACACGGAGAAACTGAGCAAGCTGCTGATTATGCTTCTGAAGTCGAATGAGGTCCGGCATCTACTTGCCAGGAAAACGGCAACCTATTACGAAGGACTGAAGACAACGGTCTATACCGACAAACCGGTATCAATGAAATACCGCGGAGTGTTTGATCTGGAGAGAAGGGATAAGGGGAAGCTGATGTATTCGTGCAAATTCAATGACTTGACACTAAAAGAGAATTATAAGCAATGGCTGGAAAGAAAGACAAAGTGACCGTAATCAGGGAGAAGCTGGACGATATCAATGCCCTGATCTCGCCTTACCAACTGGCTTATGTCAGTCCGGAAGGGGATTGTGTACCGCTTGAAAAGAACGCTCATTACATGGAGAAGGAGAAGCTGGACAGGCTTGTGGACAATGTTTCCAAGGACGGGTTCCTTTCACAGTTGCCGTTTGGCATGAAACGGAAGGAGGACGGAAAGTACCTGATTCTCTCGGGTAATCACCGGCTCAAAGCCGCTATAAAGGCAAAATTGGAGTTCATCCTTATCCTATACATAGATGAAGTAAGCAGGGACACTCAAATTGCCTATCAGCTGTCACATAACGCCCTGGTGGGGAAGGATGATGTTCAGATGCTGAAGGACATTTACAAGGAGATCCAGTCCATTGAGGCGAAGGAGTTCACCGGACTGAACGGAATGAACTTTCTGGACATTGAGAAACTGAGTGTTTCTGCGATCAATGACGGTGACATTGAACTTACAGAGATCAAGTTTCTGTTTGTCGAAAGCCGGAAGATGGAAGTCAGACAAGTTCTGGCAGAATTGGAGAGGCAAAACATTGATAAGGAGTGTGCTATTGTAATTGGATCGTTTGATGCGTTCATCAAAACGATGACTGAAGTGAAGAAGGTGTACGGAATCAAGAGCAATACCATTGCCTTCGGTAAGATGATCGAGATCTGCAAGGAAGCTATCATGTCAGTTCAGAATTAAGAAGTCATGAAGGAGGAGGGTGTAAAGAAGAAGGGCCGTCCGAAGGAGGATATTTATGAGAAGTACGTCAGGGGGAAAGAGGAGATCATTACGGCGGACTGCCGTAATGGTGCAGACAACGATGGATTGGCCAAAAGACTCGGTTGTGGAAAGACAACCCTCAGCAAACTCATCAAGAACTTTCCCGAGTTCAAGGCGCTCATCAAAGAGGGCAAAACGGAAGCAGATCTTAAAGTTGTATCAGCCCTGTTTAAAAGGGCAACAGGGTACGAGTTCGAGGAGACGACCACAAAAGTTTTGGTAAACAAGAACGGAGAGGGAACGACGACATACGTCGAGAAGACCAAGAAGCACATTGCTCCAGACACAGCTGCAGCATTCATTTGGCTGAAGAACCGGGTTCCGGAGGAATGGAGAGACAAACATGACGTGAATATTACAGGGGATCCGTTCACGGAAATTATGAAGGCAGCCGGTGCCGCGGAGAACAATGAAGGTGAGTGATCAGCACATATCGCTATACAGGTCCTGGCAGCAAGATTGGAATAAGTTTGCCAGAGAAGTATTTAAGGCAAGGCTTGACAGAGAGCAACAGGATATTCTGACGTCGGTGCAATTCAATCCGATGACAGCAGTAGCAAGCGGTACCGCAAGAGGCAAGGATTTCGTTGCCGCTTGCTCTGCTCTCTGCTTCTTATACCTTACTCCGAAATTCAACGCAAAGGGAGAACTTGTCAGCAATACGAAGGTGGCAATGACCGCACCAACGAGCCGCCAGGTGTCGAACATCATGACCCCTGAGATCCGGCGACTACTAAGAAATGCGAAGATACTTCCCGGGAGACTGGTGGCAGACGATGTTAGGACCGGTTACGAGGAATGGTTCCTGACCGGGTTTAAGGCCGATGACAATGCGACTGAAGCATGGTCAGGCTTCCATGCCGTCAATACGATGTTCGTGGTCACGGAGGCCACAGGTTTGGCTGAAAAGACCTTTGATGCTATCGAGGGAAACCTTCAGGGAAATTCCAGAATGCTGATTGTGTTCAACCCGAACATTACGACTGGTTACGCTGCCAGGGCAATGAAGTCACCCCGTTTCTCGAAATTCCGGCTCAACTCCCTGAACGCGGAGAACGTGACAAGTAAGGAACGGGTTATTCCGGGTCAGGTTGACTATGAGTGGGTGAAGGACAAAGTGGAGACGTGGGCGTTCCCTATTACGCACTTGGAGTTCAATGAGGGAGAGGGAGATTTCGAGTTTGAAGGCAAGTTGTACCGGCCAAATGATCTGTTCCGTGTCAAGGTGCTTGGGATGTTCCCAAAAGTAGGAGAGGACGTTCTGATTCCATACGAGTGGATCGAGATTGCTAACCAGAGGTGGCTTGAACATGGGCCCAACCTGGTGTATGGTGACGAGAAGAAAAACAGGCTCGGTGTTGATGTGGCCGGTATGGGAAGGGACGAGAGTGTTCTATGTCACAGGTACGGGAAGTTTGTGCTGAAGTTCGAAGGATACCAGGCAGGAGGAAAGGCAGATCATATGCACGTTGCAGGGATGGTTGCCAAGGAACTTGCCAAGAGAGACACCAAGGCGTTTATCGACACCATTGGAGAGGGTGCAGGGGTGTATTCCAGACTGATTGAGCAAGGGTTCAATAACGCATTTTCGTGCAAGTTTTCAGAGAGTGCGGACAAGCTGACCGATGTTACTGGTGAGTACGAGTTTGCAAACATGAGGGCATATCTTCATTGGGCCGTCCGAGATTGGTTGAACCCGGCAAACAAAACAGGTGCAATGCTACCGCCGAACGACAAGCTTCTGGAAGAGGCCACCGAAATAAAGTGGAAGTTCCAGAGCAACGGAAGGATTATCATTGAGCCGAAGGATGACATTGTAAAGAGGCTTGGGCGGTCAACGGATTATTTCGACACTCTGGCAAACACATTCTATCCGCATGACTCAGGATTCATAACAGATGAGAAACAAATACTTAATGATTTCAGATAATGGAAACAATCGATTTTACAAAAACGGCCAATGACATTGTTGCAGATATCAAAACTGCGAAAACAGTGAGCGTCCCCAGCTGGACGGAATTAGTAAAGGAGTACGACCCACGAAAACACAAGATCAATGATAGCCAGGAAAGGAAAGATCTTGTCAAAAGCGACCAGACTGTAATCAAGGTTGCCAGAGTTCTGTACGGAATGCAGAGACTTGCAACCAAGCGGATGACTCAGATGGCATTTGCGATACCGGTGAAGAGGATATACAAAACAGGGAATGACCCTGAGAAGCAGAAGATTGCCGATGCAATAGAAGCTGTGTATCAGAAGGCGAGGATTGACAGCGTAAACAGGAAAAGGATGCACGCTTACTTCGCAGCTTGTGAGATTGCAACGATTTGGTATCCGGTCCCGGAGAAGCATAGCAAGTATGGGTTTGAGAGCAACTGGAAGCTGAGGTGTGTAACCTATTCCCCTATGGATACCAAGTTCTCCAGACTGGCCAACGCTTCGGTTTATCCTGTATTTGACAAGTACAGGGACATGATTGCTCTGGCCGTTGAGTACTCAGTCAAGGAGGAGGCCACTGAAGTGATGTACTTCCATGTTTACACGAAGGAAGTGCAGAAGGTCTACAGGAAGTCCGGAGCAGAAGCATGGATTGACGTAACAGGCACAGATGAGAAGGATTCAAAACTTCCGATAGACAAGATCCCGGGCGTATACCTGTCAAGGCCGATGGCAGTTTGGGAGGACACAACTCAGAACGTGAACGAAATCGAGCTTACCCTTTCAAGGCAGAGCGACATTCTTAGGAAAAACTCTGCACCTATCCTGAAGCTGAAGGGTAAACTGGTCCAGGGAAGCACTCCGCAGAGCGAAGTTTCAAGGGAGGTTTATCAGTTGGAAGGAGACGGGGATATAGCCTATGTCACCTGGGATCAGCAGGTGGACGCGATGAAGTTTTACACCGAAGCGATCAAGCAGAACATTGAGGAAGAGCTTCAGCTTCCGAACCTTTCCTTCGACAATGTGAAGGACATCAGCGCAATTACCGAAGGTGCAAGGAAGACCCTGTTGGCAGACGCACACCTGAAGGTGGAGGACGAATCGGGAGATCTCATTGAGTTTCTGGACAGGGAGTGCAACGTCATCAAGGAATTTCTCGGGAAGATCAATACGACGTGGGCTAAGACAATCGATGATTTGGAGGTTGAGCACATAATCACTCCGTTCATCCAGAACGATGAAGGTGCGGAGATTGAGAAGATCACCAAGGCAACACAGAAGCCGGTTATGTCTCAGAAAACCGGAATCAAGTTGCTCGGGATGGTTGACGATGCTGAAGAAGAGTTCAAACAGCTTCAGGATGAAGAAGAACGTGCTATGTCATTCAGTGCGTTTGAGCCTACCACAGAGCCGGGAAAAGAGGGAGAGAAAGGCACAGAGGGAGAAGAATAAATAGCATGGAAAGGCTGATAGAAATAGTCCCGGTTGAAGTTGAGCAGATCCCAGATACGCTCAAAATGGGATTGCTTTATATATCCTACCGGTATGGTATCGCAGTCCATTTGTGCCCTTGCGGGTGTGGTGGCAAAGTAGTATGTGATTTGAAACCTCACTGGGAGAATGGCTGGGACATAATAGATAAGGAGGGTCTTGTGACCCTTCGTCCGTCGATAGGTAATTGGAGCGGGGAGCACCCTTACCATGCTCATTATTACATTACTGATAACAAAATAGAGTGGTTGTAGTATGGCAAAGATCAGGGTTAATGATAATGTTTACAATGGTGTGAAGTATCACCATACACAGTATCTGTACATGTGCCCGGGATGTGGCTATGAGCACGCGTTTGGTTTAAGAACAGAAGGAGGTCATCATGAATTCAATGGAGACCTGAACCGGCCAACCGTTTCACCTTCGCTGTTACAGAACTTTGTTCCTGGTGCGATGTGCCATTCGTTCATCAGGGACGGAATGATCCAATTCCTGAGCGATTGTACACATAAACTGGCCGGGCAGACAGTGGAATTGCCAGAGATAGAATTGTAGTTACGCATCACAATGAGGTCATTAGGAGTCAAATACGATCAGGAGCATTTCAACCGGCTTGAATCAGTCTATGTCAAGAAGGTCGAGCAGATGTACCTTGCGGCACAGAGAGAAGCTGTAAGGATTGCGGCATCCCTGGGACAGAGCTATGATCCCACTTCGGCCTTCGAGTTCAGCAAGTATCCTCAGACAAAAGCGAGAGTTGACAAGTTGTTCAAGTCGGTTGAGACTAACCTGTTTACGACAATCAATCGGGCTACAAAGAAAGAATGGCTTGCTGCTGCTGAGAAAAATGATGAGTTGGTAAGAAGAGTAGTAAAGGGTACGGCCGGCAGTCAGCTATCAGGAGAATCACAGGAGTGGCTTATCCGGAGACTAAGCAACCGCAATCTCGAATCCCTTGCAGCTTTTCAAAGGCGTAAAGAGGGCGGACTGAAGCTCTCAGACCGGGTATGGAAGTACACCAACCAGTTCAAGGGAGAGATTGAAATGGGTCTGGACGTAGGTCTGTCGGACGGGAGGTCAGCAGCTGCAATGAGCAGGGATCTGAGACAATATCTTCAGAACCCTGATATGCTTTACAGAAGGGTGAGGGATAAGCGCGGAGGTTTGGCCTTGTCAAAAGCGGCCAAGAAGTATCATCCAGGACCAGGCGCCTACAGGAGCAGTTACAAGAATGCGTTGAGACTCACGAGAACGGAAGTCAATATGGCTTACCGCGAATCTGACTTTGAACGGTGGCAGCAGATGGACTTCATTGTAGGGATCGAGGTACGAAGGTCAAACCATGTGTTTGATTGTGTTCTTTGCGTATACTTTGGCAGGCAAGTATCCGAAG